AATTCAAACACAGCAACAAGACACTTGCTACAGGGTATGTTATATCTGACTTCAAGAGTATGTGAAAATATAACACTAAGAGTTGGAGATTCTTTAGATTACCCATTTACAAAACAAGCACTGCAAGATAGTTTAAGTAGATATAATACAGCTACTCTTGAAGAACTTAAAAACTTAAACATACACGACTTTGGAATATATTTAGAGCTAACTCCTGATGAGGAGGAAAAGCAAGTTTTAGAACAAAACATTCAAATAGCTTTACAAGGTGGACAAATTGACCTTGAGGATGCTATAGATCTTAGAGAAATATCTAACATAAAGTTAGCTAATCAAATGCTTAAACAGCGAAGAAAAAAGAAGCAACAAAAAGATCAACAAATAGCACAACAAAACATTCAAGCACAGGCTCAAGCAAATGCAGAAACTGCTCAAAAAGCAGCAATGGCTGAAGTTCAGAAATCTCAAGCTTTAGCTGAAACAACGATGCAAATAGAGCAAGGTAAGGCTCAATTAGAGCTAGCTAGAATGGAACAAGCTGCTCAAATAACAAATCAACAAATGGATCAAAAGTTTCAATATGACATGCAGTTGAAACAAATGGATTTACAAGAAATAGCAACTAGAGAAAAATTTATAGAAGATAGAAAAGATGAACGAACTAGATTGGAGGGAACACAACAGAGTCAAATGATACAACAAAGAGACACTAGAACACCTGCAATCGATTTTGAAGCACAAGCTGATGCTCCAGGTACACCTGAATCATTAGAGTAATAATTTATATTATATTATATTATGTCAACAACAAAACAAGAACAAGAGGCTTTGCCTTTAAAAATGAAAAAACCATCGTATAAAAGACCAAACGATGATGTATTTAAACTAGATCTAACAAATAAACCTGAAGAAAATACTGAAAAGAAAATTATTGATGAAGTAAAAGAAGAAAAAGAAACTAACAATAATAATGAAAAAGTAGAAAAGGTTGTAGAAGACAAGCAGATAGTTGAAATTACAGAAGTAGAAAAACCAAAAGATGAAATAATTGAAAAAGTAGAAGAGACAAAGATTCAAATGCCTGAAAACATTGAAAAACTAGTTTCCTTCATGAATGAGACAGGTGGATCTATAGATGATTATTCAAGATTAAATGCAGATTATTCGAGCGTTGATCCAAATACTTTATTAAAAGAATATTACAAAAACTCTAAACCACATTTAGATTCAGAAGAAATTGATTTTCTTATAGAAGATAGATTCTCTTACGATGATGAAGTAGATGATGAGATAGAGGTTAAAAAGAAAAAATTAGAAATCAAAGAAGAAGTAGCTAAAGCTAGGAATTTTTTAGAAGAAACAAAATCTAAATATTACGCAGAAATCAAGTTGAAATCTGATGTAAACCCTACGCAACAAAAAGCAATGGATTTTTTTGATCGCTATAGAAAAGAGCAAGAAGATGCTCAAAAACAACATGGAGATTTTACAGAAAAAACTAATAGTTATTTCAACAATGATTTTGAAGGTTTCAAATTTAATGTTGGTGAAAAAACATTTAATTATAATGTAAAAAATCCAGATAATATAGCTAAAAATCAATCAAACATTAAGTCGTTTCTTGGAAAGTTTTTAGGAAACACGGGAGAAGTGAATGATTTAAATGGTTATCATAAAGCTATATATACCGCAAGCAATGCTGATTCTATTGCTGAACATTTTTATGAGCAAGGTAAAACAGATGCAATTAAAAATATAAATGCAAAATCAAAAAATATAAGTAACGATCCACGTCCGCAAGACAATGGAGATATATTTATAAATGGTTTTAAAGTTAAGGCGGTTAACGGTGTAGATAGCACAAAGTTAAAATTTAAAACAAAAACTAAAAACTAAAAACTATGAGTTTTCAAAACAGCGGGAGTTTTCCCGCAAGTTTAGTTCCTTCACAAAAGAGAATGACATTAAGAGAGAATTATCTTACTTTTGATTCTGGATCTGGTGGTGGAACTTTTGCACAACAATATCTTCCTGAGCTTTATGAAGCTGAGGTTGAAAGATACGGAAACCGAACTATTGGTGGTTTCTTGAGAATGGTAGGCGCTGAAATGCCTATGACATCTGATCAGGTAATTTGGTCTGAACAAAACAGGTTACACATCGCATACAAAAATTGTGTTGGTGCTAACGCTGCTAACAACAATGCTAATGCTACAGTTACTATTGATTTAGCTGGAACTAGTACTACTGAAGGCGCTGTGAGAGTTGGTCAAACAATTTTGCTAGCTGACAACGCAACTGGGTTAGTAACTGCAAAAGGTTTAGTACAATCTTTAGGTGATGCTAATGTTGGTAGTGTTGCTTACACAAAGAATGTGCTTAACATTGCTGTTTACGGTGATGTTGGAGCTACTCCACTACCTTCACAATTAGTAGGATCTGTAAATATGTTTGTATATGGTTCAGACTTTGGAAAAGGTACAATTGGTATGGAAGGTTCTATTGAGCCATCTTTTACTCAATATCAAAATTCTCCATTGATTATCAAGGATAACTTTCAAATTAACGGTTCTGACACTGCTCAGATTGGTTGGGTTGAAGTTGCTACTGAAGATGGTCAATCAGGATATTTATGGTATCTAAAAGCTGAGTCTGAAACAAGACTAAGATTTGAGGATTACTTAGAAATGGCAATGGTTGAAGGTAAGTTTATGAATCCTGCTGGAACAACTGCTGCTAACTTAGTAGATTATGATTTTGGTGGACCTGGTGCTCAACCTGCTGGAGGGCAAGAAGTAAAAGGTACTGAAGGATTATTTGCTGCTATAGAAGATAGAGGTAATGTATATTCTGGCTTTGCTGGAGCTGCTGCTCCTGGTTCAGGTGCTTTAGGTGATTTTGATGAAATCCTTAAAAACTTAGACAAGCAAGGTGCTATTGAAGAAAACATGTTATTCTTATCAAGAAGATCAGCTCTTGACTTTGATGATATGTTAGCTGCTGTTAACGGATCTTATGCTTCTACACAAGCTGCATCTTACGGTTTATTTGAAAATGACGGTGACATGGCACTTAACTTTGGTTTCTCTGGATTTAGAAGAGGTTCTTATGACTTCTACAAAACTGACTGGAAATATCTAAATGATGCTTCTACTAGAGGTTTATCTAAAGAAATCGACGGTGTAATGATTCCTGCTGGAACAACTACAGTGTACGATCAAATGTTAGGTTCAAATATCAGACGTCCATTCTTACATGTAAGATATAGAGCTTCTGAAACTGAAGACAGAAGAATGAAGTCTTGGATCACTGGATCTGTAGGCGGTGCATATACGGACACTTTAGATGCTATGACTGTTAGTTTCTTATCTGAAAGATGTTTAGTAACTCAAGCTGCTAATAACTTCGTGTTATTCAAAGGAGCTTAATTAATTATAAACATTTAAAATATATAGAAATTATGGGTTTTATTAAACTAAACGACGCAGCAACTGGACAGTTGATTAACTGCGACAATGTGATGGAAGTTAAAGCTGCAATATCTAATAGTGGTGTTGGAGCTTCGGCTGTAGCGTCAGTAGATATATTGTATGCTGTAGCTATTAGTGACACAACAGTCAGTACTGGCGATGGAGGTGCAGTTGATTCTTTACTTAAAACAGCTGTTAGTTACTCTGCGCCAGGAGCTAACAACAGTTACAGTATTACCGCTGCTGATTTACAAAAAGCATATCAAGATGCTATTGTAAGCATGAGTGGTTCTACTGGTAGTGCTGCTGCTTTCAGCTTTGAAGTTGGTACTGAAGTAACAACAGGTGGAGCAAAATTAGCTAATGCTACTCCAACTATTGTAATCAAAAAAGGGGCTGCTTTAACATAAGTCGAACAATAATAAGATCCCGCTTCGGCGGGGTCTTTTTTAATTATTATATTATATTATATTATGGAAACAAAAAATAAAAAATCTTCTAAAGTAGCAGATACTTGGGAGTATAAAAACAGAAATTATTATTTACTAAATAACAAATCTCCTTTAACATATACTCTACCTAGTAGACATTCTAAAAGGTTTGCATTAGTTTGGTTTGACGAAGAGTTAGGCTATGAAAGAGAACTTAGATATGCTACTAATCAAAAAAGTATATTTGTAGATGAACAAAAAGGACCAGTTACTTTAAAACATATAGTTTTTGAAAAAGGACATTTAAGTGTTCCTAAAGAAAAAAGAAGTTTACAAGAATTTTTAAGCAAACATCCTCATAATGATTTAATATTCAAAGAGCATGATCACGTTGTGCAAGCAGAAAATCATTTTGACTATTTAGAAATGGAACTAGCTGCAATGAACACCG